TCCAAGGTCAGCGCCTTCTCGCTTGGTTATGGCCCGAGTCACAGTCCCAGTGAAAATAGTCAACTCGCCTACGTCACGTCGGTATCCGGCCTTTAGAATCAGGACGTTGTTAACAGTTTCAACTAACGCCCGAGAGTCTGGATTAAGGTTATAGATGCGGTAAGTGCATGAATTAGGGTTTTCCCCAGAATTTTTCTCAATGCTAAACGCAAATCTAAGATCACGAATCTCAATGGCTTTACCGTCAGGCTTGCCAACTGTTAACGATGCTACGCGGTCAAACAGAGCCATTTAAACGCCATCCCATACCGATGTGCCACCATCAAATACAGTCAATCCAGAGTCCCAAATGCTGCCGCTAATAGCGGTTACAGGCGTAATCACAACAGACTCAACTGATGACAAGACATCAGGCACAAAGTAAACAAGTGAATAGTCACCCGTCCCTATTGATGTATAAAACGCACGCTCGTTTTTGTTTTTGTTGTCGATAAAAAACAGCTCACCAATTGGCAAGCGATCGTCCTTGAAACGTCCTATCAAGGGATGGTTTTTTACCATCTTTACGTTCTCCAGAATAACGACACCTTCACGCTCGTAAACTGAAAGGCTAAAGTAACCACCCATCTCATTCCAAAGCACGCGCAATGTGTATGGGTTATCCGATAGAACAACGTCGAGCAGTTGGTCGGTCGTGTCTGGCAGTAGCGGTATTTCAGAAAATATCATTGTCCGGCTTTCCACTTTGCATATTTATCTGCCAAGTTATCTTTTACAGACGTTGCAATGCTTTTTGACTCTTTGGCTTCAACCTTACCAGCCGCTTTCTGTGGCTCAGCCTTCTTAGCTGTTTTACCGTCTGATTTAGCTGACTTCTTTTGACTAATACCAGGTGGCAATGTCACCATTTGAGTATTCACAAAGCGGATATTCACCAACTCCATAGTGAACTGTATTTCCTCGCCAATCTGAGCATTGCGCGGGATGCTGACAGACTCGATCACCATGTCGGTGTAAATTGCGTGCTTGGTGTAAACAACCACAATATCACGCGCTTTATGAAGCTCACGAATGGCCTCAAATGCCGTCTGAATGCGTGGCGACTCGGTATCTCCACCAAAGTACTGACCAGCGAATTCACCGCGTAATGGGCTGTTTGTGATGACGCCTTGAAGCCGTAACTTATCAGGCTTTTCGATAATGTGGTCGGTAATTGGCGAACCAGTCTCGACAGGGTTTTGAGTTACTTCGTTTTTCCATTCGTGCAACTCGTCAAGCGTGGCGTCAAAGTCTAGCGAAGCAATGCCTCCGAATACCTTGGTGCTTGAGTTAGGCCCACCGTAATAAAAACCAATCATCGGTAGCCTCCCAATCCCATGTCACGGGCGATCTTTTTATCAACGCCTTCGCTATTCAAAACACCCGCTGATGTTTTCAAGAACGCTTGTTGCGATTCTGGCGTACCCGGTGGCACAGTTAGATTGACAGTCTGGTTAGAAGTCACAGTTGTATTACCACCAGCCGCAGCAGATTTAGCTACGGCAGAAGGCGCTACGCTTGGCGTAGTTGGGCTGGCGCCATTACCAATGCCAAAGAACTGTCCAAGCGCCTTAGCTTTATCAATAACCCACTTAACCTTTTCACCCATCCAGCCCATTACTTTATCCCAGTTGTCCCAGAGTAGATAGACGGCAGTGCTAACGGCGGCAATACCAAGCAAAACAAGCGCAATTGGCGCAGCAGCTACCATCCAAGCAATAGCCATTGCAGCCGCACTGCGAAGTGCCGCCATTCTAACAATCAGCCAAGCCTTGGCCAAAGTACCAAGGTACACAATATAAAGAGATAGCATTGCACCAAGCGAAACTAGAGAGCCCTTGAATGCAGCAGCCCCAAGTGATCCGTCAGAAAGCCAATCAATAAAACTGCCAAATACAGACTGCCTGCCATCCAAATAAGTTACGATGTCATCAATGGCAAGTCCAAGTAAAACAAGCATGCCAACCACTAAACCAGCGACGGAAAACACAACTCCAAGGAAGCTAATTAATCCTCCTAGAGCCATTGGGCCAAGTAATGCAGCCAATGCAATTCCAAAGGATTTAAGCGCATTTGAACTTCCGCCTACAAATTTTATAAATTCCTTAGCGCCTTGCTCAATACGATCAAACCCATTCAAAAGAAAGTTTGCCACTTTAGTTACAACCTGAGATTCACGGTTTAACTTTGCGATCATGGTTGAAAACTTGTTTCCGATGATCGTTGTTGCTTGGCCAATTGTCATTGGCATTTGGCGAAACTTTTCCTGAAACAAAGTTGACATTTTCAACGTCGCTTCAATCACTTGCTTAGATGTGATTTTTCCTTCGCTTGCTAACTTCTTAAGTTCACTGCGCGGATGGCCAAGTGCGATGGCTAGTTCATCCATGTATTGAGGCGCAGCCTCTGCCATTGCCCTGAACTCTTCGCCCTGCAATGTACCAGCGCCTAATGCTTGGCTGAACTGCGTCATAACTGATGCAGCCTCTTGAGCCGTAGAGCCGCCAACCACAAGCGCCTGACTAATAGTATTTGATACCGTCAACAAATCATCTTGAGTCTTAATGTAGTCTTTGGCTGCATTTCCAATACGGGCATAAAGCGTGCCGTATGCTGAGAGTGACTGCCTGTTTTCAGTAGCATTTTTAGATACCTCATTAAACGCATCACCAACATCACCCAGCGTTTGAGGAAGCATCCCAATCCGCGCCTCCAGCGACTGCATAGAATCAGCCACTCCAGCAAGCGCCCGAAGCGAAGCAAACGCAGCAAGTCCGGACAGCATACCGCTTAAACGGTTAATGCTGCCCTCTACCTTATTCATTCCGGCTTGATCTACATTGAAACCGAAGCGGGTTATTAATTCTCTAACAATTGCCATAGTTTAATTTTACCCGCCTCAGTCTTTTTTAGCCATAGCCTGATTTTCATAGTCAGAAGTCATATCAAGCAAGGCATTTAGTTTCATTAAGTCCTCGACGCTAGCCGTCCCATCCTTCACTTCTCTTAATGAAACCTTTCGCGCTAATATAGGACGCCATATCCATAATTCTTGCTCTAAGTCTTCTCTTAATTTACCGGGAGGATTTTCGCCATTTGAGCCCCGGCGGTTAGGCTCCCAAAGCGGCCCGCCGTCTTGGCGAAAAAAGCTGAAAAGTTAAGTTTCAAAACTTCCCAAATAAGTTCGTAAAGATCAAACAGGTTATCAGCAGTGAAGCACTGGTTAACGCTCATACCGTCTTTAATGAATACTTTCTTTTCACCAAAGTAAACCCGCGACTGGGTGAACATTGGAAAAACAATCGTGTCCATAACTTCTTCAGTTAGATTCTCAGCAATGATTCCAGTGGCTTCGCTCAAATCAGCGTCAAGCAAGTTAACCGAGCCGCCTTGCTTGCCTTTAGTCAAACCTCCGATAACCGGCAGGATGATTTTATTCAGGCGCAACAGAATACGGTTAGCCTCGAATGCATTCATTTTCATGGCCGTATATTCAGACTGGCCAATGATGATAGTTTCAGCTTGCATGGTTATTTTCCTGCCAATTTAGAGCGTAGTTCGTAGCCCATCAAAGGCCATATTTTTTGCACTGCGTTTTCGCGTGCGATCTTGCGACCAATTTCAGCATCAAAGTTTTCAGGCGAAGCGCATGCCGATTCGCCCGTGACTGTGAAGCCGTTGCGAAGCACGATCACGCAGAATGTAAGTAGGTTCAGGCTAGTTTCATAAACTGCGGTAGCGCCTTTTTCGCAAGCTTCTTTCCCAATTACACCATTTTCAGCAGTGAAATAGTACTCGCTGGCAATATTTGCATTAACATCATTTGGCGTAATCCGTGCAGCCGTTTTCCCCTTGGCTTGAATCTCTTGCTCGATAGATTGGTCAGTCATTTTCATCCTAAGTTGGTTAAAGTGACTTTCATTCTACCAAAAAAGAACCCCGGCACAGAGTTAACTGTCCGGGGCCGTGTTAGCTAGATTATACGGTAATCAAAGACCACCAATTGACATTTTCAAGTCAGCACAATCAAAGACAAA